GTGTGCTTGCAAAGCTCACGCGACATCGACTCTCCCCACCAAAGCTCGGAATTCGCCACCGCATCATCCAAAATCTGATTCTCGAACGCCTTGAGCTTATCTAGGAACAGCGTCGTAGCGGGGGTCTTGTATTCATCATTCGGGAAGTTGAGCGAGATGCTGAACTTGCCATCGGACTCTCCCTTATCATCAATGAAATCCGTGATTCCCCAGGTCATCATAAGAGGAGTAGTGAAATGAAGCGACCTACTGGTCTGCTTGCTAATAACATTAATCGACTTTCCTCCCTTTTCATTGACCTTGGGCGGCATATACTTGATGGCACTGGTATTCCAGTCGGAAACAGAGAGAACAACGGGCTTAGACTGAGTGAAAGTAGACATCTTTATAACAGAAGAGGGACTTGATTGAATACTATAACAACACTCTAACCTTTAAATCAATTTTCCGAACAATAAATCGAGTTCGCACCATAAATCGTGTGTTTTAGCAATAAGTTCCGTGTTGGATTTACTTTACAACACAAAATATATAAACATAGTATAACTAGTGAGAGTATATGCAGACTTTTTCCAAATTTGTAGATTCTAACACAAAAGTGGAAGCGCCATTAGACCACAAACGATATTTCGCAGAGAACATCAACCTGTCAAAATACAAAATCCCCGACTTGAAACGAATTGCAAGAGAAAATGGGTTATTTGTGTCAGGAACAAAGACACTACTAATCGAGCGAATACTACGAAATTTTTCAATGATTCGACATGTGATAAAGTGCCAGTCGCGAGTTAGGCGAAATGCCGTGTTGTCGAAGATAAACATGAGAGGTCCTGCGCTCAAGGCAAAAGACAGAGAAAAATGTGTAAATGACACCGACTTCTATACACTCGAGCCAATTACAGAAATAGAGAACGTTGATTTCTTTAGTTATAAAGACAAACAAGGCTTCATATATGGATTCAGTCTAAAATCTCTGGCAATGATGAATGAGACGCAAGGTTCTCTGATAAATCCATATAATCGCGATGCTTTTGGAGATGCAACGCTCCGTAATATAAATGCACTCATCGACAAACCCAAGACTAAATCTTTAGACGAAATGGAGTTTGAAACGTTCAATCGGTTGCGTGAACTTCGAAATGAAACTGCTGATGCGCGAATTGAAAAGCTATTTTACGAAATCGACCGTTTAGGCAACTACACATCGTCAACATGGTTCTCCCGATTGAATAGAGAACAGTATATTTATTTATTCAAACGAGTGAGAGAACTATGGAATTATAGAGGACAGATGGAAGATGAGACGAAACGTTTAATTTGTCCTTATTTCGAACCATTTCAGTTCCGATTGAATAGATATTTGAGTTTTATGAATAATGCCAGAGAGCGAAATTTAACCGATGAGGAATGTCAGAAGATATGTATCATAGCATTTGAGAATTTAATTTATACTGGACGCGATGATAATTTAAAAAATATAGCGGTCATGCATATATTGTCGGTAATTACTTTAGTATCTCGGGAGGCGAGAACTGCTATGCCATGGCTGCATGATTCGATTGTTTATTTAATGAGTCTATAGGCGCGTATTTTATGTAAAAATAATATTATGAATCAAAAATGTTTAGTGCACTCCGTGTTATCATGTCATTGTATATAATAATAAATATATTTATGGTATAAACTACTTAAATAATAAAGGTATAACATAGTATAAGCCGAAATGGTCAGAGCCACTAAGTCCGATAAGCAATCCGCTACCCCCACCCCTGCCACTCTCCCTGCCACCCCGACCCAGGTCGAGGTTGCCGCCGCTGCTTCTAAGCCTCGCGCGCCTAAGAAGGCTGCCGCTGCCCCCGCGGTTGCGCCCCCGGCGCCCCCCGCCCCCGTTGCGACTGCCGCCGTCGTTGAGGTCGATGCCGCTGCTTCCGTCGAGTCCTCCACTGCCGTCAAGGTTCAGGAGTTCGGCGCCAAGCTCCAGCAGATGGCTGGACTCTTCGCTGCCATGAAGAGCGATTACAAGACCCTCGAGAAGGTCTTCTCTCGCGAGCTCAAGAGCGCGCAGAAGAACTCCAAGAAGAGGAAGTCCTCTGGAAACAGGCAGCCCTCTGGGTTCGTAAAGCCCACCCGTATCAGCGACGAGCTTGCCAAGTTCCTCGGAAAGACCGTTGGAACCGAGATGGCGCGCACTGAGGTGAGCAAGGAGATTAACGCTTACATCCGCGAGAAGGGTCTCCAGGACAAGGAGAATGGACGCAAGATTCACCCCGATGCGAGCCTCTCCAAGCTCCTTGCGCTCACTGCCGCCGACGAGCTCACCTACTTCAACCTCCAGCGTTACATGAAGCACCACTTCATCAAGGAGGCGGCTGTTGCTGCGTAAATATTTAAATAAGTAATAAATAAAAAATAAAAAAATATAATCGAGCATAATAAATTATATTACAAGAAAAAACTTGTAACATAATACAAGCAGAAATATATTTAATAGTAAATAGCTTAAATAGTATATGCATTATAATTCATAATGGATTCTAACATCAAGAATACAGTGGCGGTTGAGAGTTCTGACTTCGAGAAGACTGTTAAGACGTATGTCGAGAAAAACAAACCTTATGTATGCCTTCTAACTCCGTGTTATGGTGCAGTTTGTTTCATCGAGTATGTGACCTCACTAATTGCTACTATGAATGTGTGTAGTTCGGTAGGAATTCGAGTAAAGGTTGAATTTTGCCGAAACGATAGCCTTGTGTCCAGGGCTCGCAACAATTTAGTTGCGCGAGCGCTAGGTGACAAGGAGGTTACTCACGTTCTCTTTATTGATGCCGATATTATTTGGGACCCGGTTTCGATTATGAAGCTACTTGTCGCCGATAAGGGATTGATTGGTGGCATTTATCCTCTCAAGAATTATTTCTGGGATAAGCTAAGTGCAGATACGGGAATTACAAAGACTTGGATTGATGCGAAGAATGCTTCACAGCTGAAGAATCTTATTACTGACAAGGACTTGATTCAACACAAGCTACTCAATTATAATTTGAACTTGCTCCCTACCGGATTAATGATTGAGAATAACATCGGAAAGGTGAGACACATTGCTACAGGATTTATGATGATTAAACGTGAGGTTTTTGATAAGATGTTTATTGCATTCCCTTCGACTAAGTATACGGATGACGTGTCATTCCTTCGTCCGGAGGAGAACAAGTATGCTTACGCGCTATTCGATTGTGGAGTTGAGGATGACCATTACTATTCCGAGGATTGGATGTTCTGTAGTAGGTGGAGCAAGATGGGAGGCGAGATTTGGGTTGACATCTCTATCAATCTCACTCACATTGGTATCGAGCGATACAATGGAAATTATCTGTCACAATTGATTTCCGACCGTTAAACATTTAGACCAATAATATATATTTATATAATATAAATGCAAAACTGGGGTGTCGGAAGATAGTTAATAAAACTATATAAATATATTATCTATTTATATAATATAAAATAAATGCAGAAACCACAGAATTGGGGATGGGGCATCGGAAGATAAACATTAGTATCATTTGAATTATAAATTCATATGATAATCATTAGTCAACCTCCGCAATATCCGGATTAGGGGTATATTGCTTTGGACTGAACGAAGACATTTTCTCATTAAAACTGGCAATCTTCTGATTGAATTCATCGGCACTTGTGTCCACGTTCTGCTTCTCTAACCACGCAAATTCCTCATCTAGAAACCGCTTGGCCTCATCCCTCGATGACTCGGGAACCTTATCCATATCATTTTTGGTTCCATACAACATGCCTTCATACTGATTCTTTGCATCTACGCGCTCCTTTCGCTTCATATCCTCTTCTTTATACTTCTCCGCATCATTAATCATACGCTCAATATCCTGTTCGCTCAATCTACCCTTATCATTTTTAATAGTAAGAGACTTTCCGGCTCCTTCACCAACCTTGGCGCTTACAGTGAGAATACCGTTTGCATCAATGTCATAGGTTACCTTAATCTGAGGAACTCCACGAGGAGCAGGTGGTATTCCATCTAGAACGAACTCGCCCAACTTCTTATTATCATGTGTGAACTGACGCTCTCCCTCAAAAACACAAATATTCGCACCAGGCTGATTGTCCGCATATGTCGAAAATACCTGCTCCTTCTTACATGGAATCGTGCTATTTCGCTTGATTAGAACAGTCATGACATTTCCGGCCGTTTCGATTCCTAGACTTAGAGGAGCAACGTCGAGTAGAAGAATCTGCTGTGTCTGTTTCGTAGTTCCTCCACACAAAACGTCGCCCTGAACCGCTGCACCATACGCAACACACTCATCCGGATTCACCGAACGGCACAGCTCCTTGCCGTTGAAAAACTTACTCAACTCCTCCTGTAGCTTAGGGATACGAGTCGTTCCGCCTACAAGAACAATTTCGTTAATCTGCGACTTACTAATCTTTGCATCCATAAGGACCTTCGTTACCGGCTCCATTGCCTTCTTATAGAATCCTACACAAATATCATCGAATCTGGCACGGGTCAACACAGTATTGAAATCAATCGAATCCATAAGCGCATCAATCTCAATCGTGGCATTCGTTGACGTGCTCAATGTTCTCTTTGCACGTTCGGCTGCGGTCCTCAATCGGCGAATTGCCCTTGGATTTTCGATAGTCTTCTTATGCTTCTTGCGAAACTCCTCCTTCAAAAAATCCACAATCATTGTGTCGATATCCTCGCCGCCCAAATGTGTGTCTCCCGCAGTGGCCTTCACCTCGAACACTCCATCGTCAATCTGCAATAGAGATACGTCGTGCGTTCCTCCTCCACAATCGAAAATGAGAACATTCTTGTCTCCAGTAGTCTTCTGGTCTAGACCATATGCCAGCGCGGCGGCGGTTGGCTCATTGATGATTCTCTCTACCTTCAATCCGGCGATGGCTCCGGCATCCTTCGTAGACTGACGTTGCGCATCATTGAAATACGCCGGAACGGTGATTACGGCGCGGCTGACCTTATGTCCAAGGAATGCCTCTGCAGTTTCCTTCATTGATGTAAGAATCATAGCGCTAATCTGCTCGGGCGTATAATTAATTCCATCGATTACAATCTCAGGCGAATCGTTCTTTCCGCTAACCACCTTATAGGAAAGATTAGGGAGCTCCTTCTGAACATCCGGGTCATTAAACTTGCGACCAATCAAGCGCTTTACGTCAAAAATCGTATTTAATAGATTACTAGTTACTTGGTTCTTGGCCGCGTCGCCTACGAGACGCTCGCTATCGGCAAACGCAACCCACGAAGGTGTGGTGCGGTTTCCCTGACTGTTTGCAATGATTTCGACATGTCCATCACGCATAACGGCGACACACGAATTTGTGGTCCCCAAATCGATTCCAATAACGGTATCCTCTTCGCCTGGCATTATATTTGTTTAATGTCGTTTATCTTTAAGCCGTTTTATAAAAATCGCAATACAGTATATATGACAAAGACGCGATGTGTCTCTGGTTGCAAAGGTTTAGACACCGAAATTTGTGAAAAAGCTCCGCGCTGTTCTTACGCAAATGGCGAAAAACGTCAATTTTGCCGTTTAGGTCGAACATTTAAGATGAATAAATCTGACTGTAGTGTCCGAAGGAAGACAAACAAGAATCAAAAGGCTGCAACAATTCAGAAATTTATGAAGAAAACCACGTATAAACGCAGAGCGGAATTCTTAAAGGCCATGTGTAGTGATTCTGGTTTCTGTTACGCTATAGGTAAGAATCGTGCAAAGATATTCGATTTCTTCAATGGGTTCGTTAATTTCGAGTTTGTCAAACCGCCAGTCATTGCCATAGGAAACCCATCGTCGAACGGTTTCGTTAAATCCATACAATATGAGCGTCTCGGATATTCCGCAAATGCGGTTCTCAAATCATCAACCAAATCCACAGCAGACAATTTGGCATATGAATTTCTAGTCGGGATGTTTTTGAATCGCATGGGTAATCGGTTCCCTTGCTTTGTTCAGACATATGGCCTATATTATTATGAGTCCGAACAAGCATGGCAGCATGCGCGCGACACAAAACGCATGACTACGAATATACTGAAGGATTCATTACAATTGTATAAGCGATTGAACAATTATAATCATGATATTAAAACTGTGATTAATGAAGATGCTTGTAATAATTCGAAATATACTGCGCTATTGATTCAACATTTTAATAATGTGCAGACGTTCGGTGATTTATTATATTCATCGAGTCAATATGGCGAAACATGGGGTAATTTTACACTGAAAGATTTGCCGTATATTTTATATCAGATTTACATGCCTCTGGCTGTCATGACAAAGACGTTCACACATTATGATTTACACCATAATAACGTGTTGTTGTATGAGCCGTCTCCTGGAAAATATATTAAATATTTTTATCATAATGGAAGTGAGACTGTTACGTTTAAATCGAAATACATGGCTAAAATAATCGATTATGGCAGGGCATTTTACAAGGACAATGAAGTCAAAAACGTGTCCTCCACCGATGTTCTCAAAACCGTTTGCACGATTGATGATTGTAATGAGCACGGTGAAGATTGTGGTAATAGGTCTGGGTTCAGATATTTAACGAACATGATGGAGCCAGATACATATTTCATGAGTAGTTCCGAAGTAAATCCAAGTGCGGATTTGCGTTTCTTGTATCTAGTGCGTAAAGCATTCCAAGAACATGGTGTGAATGCGGGAAGTGGAGATTGTGGTCCTGCTGATTTGGAACTAGAAGCATTCGAACCGATTGACCAACTCATGGACAAGATTTTTTATGGTAATGGATTGTACCGTGGTCAAATAAAATATGGAACTAAACCAGTGAAGACTTCGGGCTTGCCCGATATTGTTGAAAATGTGGAAGATGTCGAGGAGGTGTTGCGCGATATGTTAATTGGTAATTCCGCTTTGCGTGCATTCAATGAGATTGCATACGAACATATGGAAAAGATATGTGATATTCATATCTATGCCGATGGAGTAACTAATATGAGAATACGCATGGCGTAATTGTTGTTCTTTAAGTAGGAAAATCAATAACTCTTAAAAGTCTTGGGAATGGGTACATTATTAATAGGTTGTTTTGAAAATTGGACATTTTTAAAATGTCCAAAAATAAATATACAAGAAACTCTATAAAACCAATTTTTCGAAAAAATCGGTTGTGAGCATAATGCTTTGATTTCCATTTTTAAAAATATTATTTGTTAGCATAATATTTTTTGCGTAAAATCTTGCTTACGATAAATCTGTTCTATATATATAGAACATTTTAGAACAAAAATGTCGTCAATTGTCGTAACTAAATTTAACTGTGAGAGCTGTGACTATAAATGCTCTCGAACTGCCGATTGGAACAAACATTTATCCACTCGTAAGCACACAAATAGAACAAATAGAACAGATTTGTCGCAAAAGTCGTCGGCATGTAAAAAGTGTGGAAAGGCATATTCCGCGAGGAATAGCTTATGGTATCACGAGTCAAGATGCGTTGTTTCTCAAACAGTCGAGTCTGATAATGTTGTAATCATTAATAAATTACTAGCGGACAATCAGGAACTTCGAAATTTCTTGGTGGAACAATCGAAGTCGACTAACGAATTAATGAATAAAGCACTGGACTGTTGTAAACCGACATCAACAAATAATACAACTATCAATACCAACGTTAATAACAATCAGAAATTCAATATCAATCTGTTTCTTAACGAACAATGCAAAGATGCATTTAATTTCACTGATTTTGTAAATAAAATTCAAATATCCTATGCTGACTTGGAGAACAACGCACAACTCGGATTTGTTGCTGGAATTTCGAAGATATTCCTTGATAATTTAAAATTACTCGACGTTAATGAGCGACCGATTCACTGTACTGACGTTAAACGGGAAACCATGTATATAAAAGATGAAGACAAATGGAATAAGGAGTCAGATGACACTAAGCTACAAAAGGCAATCCAAACAGTATCCTATAAGAGCATTGGAAAACTGATGGAGTGGAAACAGGAGAACCCAGATTATCAGAACGCGGATTCCGAGTTCTCTAAGAGATGTTTAGATATGCAAAGACAGTCACTGGCAGGAAGTGACCGTGAGGTTTATTATCCGAAAGTCATCCATGTGCTCGCGAAAGAAACAATGGTGGATAAGTAAGCTGGTTGTTCTTTAAGTAGGAAAATCAATAACTCTTAAAAGTCTTGGGAAGGGGTACATTATTAATAGGTTGTTTTGAAAATTGGACATTTATAAAATGTCCAAAAATAAATATGCAAGAAACTCTCTAAAACTCGATTTTCTTGAAAAATGGTTTGAGAGCATAATGCTTTGATTTTGGTTTTTATTTAAAAAGTTTGTTAGCATAATATTTTTTGCGTAAAATATCCTCGCCAACAAATCTGTTCTATGTCTATATAACATTTAGAACAAAATGTTGGCAAAAGTTGGCGAAGATTTTTACTGTAAAGATTGTGACTATAAAGGCTCATGTTTATCAAATTGGAACAAACATTTATCCACCCGTAAGCACACAAATAGAACAAATAGAACGGATTTGTTGGGGAAATCATTTGATTGTAAAAAGTGTGGGAAAGAGTATTCGGCTAGGAATAGCTTATGGTATCACGAGTCAAGGTGTTTAGGTCCTCGTTCAGTCGAATCTGAAAATGTTGCAATCATTAATAAACTACTGGCAGACAATCAGGAACTGCGAAACTTCTTAGTAGAACAATCTAAGTCGACTAACGAATTGATGAATAAAGCATTAGATTGTTGTAAAACTACATCAACTAATACAACTATAAATACTAGTGTAAATAATAATAATCAGAAATTCAACATCAATCTGTTTCTCAACGAGCAATGTAAGGACGCATTTAATTTCACCGATTTTGTAAATAAAATTCAAATATCCTATGCGGATTTGGAGAACAACGCACAACTCGGATTCGTTGCTGGAATTTCTAAGATATTCCTTGATAACTTGAAACAACTCGATGTCAATGAGCGTCCAATTCACTGTACTGACGTCAAACGGGAAACCATGTATATCAAAGATGAAGATAAGTGGAACAAGGAGTCAGATGATACCAAGTTACAAAAGGCAATTCAAACAGTGTCCTATAAAAGTATGGGAAAACTAATGGAGTGGAAACAGGAGAACCCAGACTATCAGAACGCGGATTCCGAGTTCTCTAAGAGATGCTTAGATATGCAAAGGCAGTCTCTAGCAGGAAGTGACCGTGAGGTTTACTATCCGAAAGTCATCCATGTGCTCGCGAAAGAAACAATGGTGGATAAATAAAAAATAAATTAAGCCTAATGTCTAGACAAATACAAACCCATATGGTTTCAAAATCGTCTTCATTCTGTCAAGATTCGGCGAACGAATGCACGGCACAATCTCGCTCTTGTCTGTGATGTAAAACATATCATATACTCGAGACAGCGTGTCGTAGTCAAACTCGTGCTCAGGTTGTTCTTTCAGCCATTCGCGAAACATACGGTCGCCGTCAGGTTCATCGAGCTTGAATTGTCGAAACTGTTTCATCATCTTATTCAAATCATTTGTAGGTCCATTCAAATTATAATCCGTACCAGATAAAATCATAATCTCGCGGAAATGCTTCATATGGATTTGTAGTTCTCTCAGAATACCATTAGTATTATAAAATATAACGGTATGATTCAACAGACTGATGTGTCGCATCACTCGCGTGCAACCATACACAAACATGTCCATGTCGTCGCTCATGCAAGCCCACGCTTGCTTGTTGATTACCATTTTCGCACACATATGGTCTGCTTCGCCTATAGCGTCATAATACTGGACACCACAAGACTCCATTAACGATTTTACCTGGTCGATATCCTCCCGTTTGATACGAATAAAACGCATCCTTAGCTTGTCTAGTTCTACTGTAATTTCCGTCTTTTCGTCTGGAGCAACCGTTTCTAGCTTCTGTTTCAACTCGTTGTATTTGGCCTCTGCTGCCTTCTTGTCAATATATCTCTGTTTCAATAATTCTTTCTTTTCCTCGGGAGGCTTGCCATCGAAGATGAATATGGGTGTTATCCCGTAATATCGGAAGGTAGTAATCATCGAATACATATTCTCCATTAGCGCATTACACCCAATGAATTTATACAAGTATATACTTGTATCAATTACTATAGTTTTTCCGGCAAACGAGCTCAAGTGCTTCTTGCCGATGGATTGATTGGAGCAGTTATTTAACAGGTAACGATTCAGATGAGGGATGCCCATTTTGAACTTTTAATACCATAATCTAACGGCTAGTTTATGTCATTCAATTTTCCAATTCAAATGCAGTCATGCGTAGCGTTTTGCGAGCGAGAGTATTCGATAGTTTATTATATACAAACCATGGTTCCATTCTCTGTGCAGATAACATGAAATCTTTATCGGTAGACAACGAACGAATCAGGTCACAAAATTTGTCTACGTTGTGCGACGTTTTATTGAAATCCAGGAGAACCTTGTTATTTTGCGAACACCAATCAATGAACGCATTTTTATTAAATAGCAATATAGATTTTATAATATAATATGATAATACATGAGTATCTTCTCGATACAGTCGGCGTTTGCTCTCCATGAACAGGTCAGTATATTTCATATTATTAAAATCCAAAACCTTAACACATTGGAACAAGGAGAACCTGGCTTCGGTTTCCAAAATACGGTCTAATTTTCCAGCCATAATACCATAATTATCCTTTATCTTCGTCGAGAAAAACGTGAGGAACATCGAATGTATAATTTCTGCCCATGTCTCACAATATGTCTCGAATAGACGAATGTCGGCGTTAACCTTGAATATTGCGCCAATCAGTGCATCGGCATTCGTATTCTGCATCCCAGAGAAATCCAGCCCGAGACAATGGAATGATTCGTGTATGAAAACCTTAAACCATTCTTCTTCACGGAATATGCATATGTCCGTCGATTCGGCGCACGGGGTGGTATAGGCCGTATTTACATTCGAACGACCAATAGCGGAACCAAATCTAGGTAAAATCTTAGTATGGTCTGTCAAATATAAATTTATATTTAAACTACGAGAACATTTGGAACAAGCGTAATTGCTCGCCAAATGTAACCAAGTAAACACACACTTAACATAATTTCGTATAGAAGATAGCGGTTTCATTGAGTGTATAGTTAATATCACATGTCGACGTTTTAATCGAAACTGAATGGATTGCACGTGTCTACATTTTCTTATATGAGGCATTAGTTCCGTTGGCGCATAGTCGATATCGGATATTATTTGTGTGTTCCTCTCGATGCGTGCCGTTTTAAATGCAGTGTTCGCCACATTCATATGTTCATATACTTCTAGTAGCTTGGATTGATTCAGCGGTTCTACATGAATATCTTTAAAGTTATCATTCACAAAAGATTGTAAATTTTCAGAATCTTTTGTATATTTCATCTATAGTATTATCTCATACTTTTACCTGCGAGATAATCCCTAACACGCATCAAATCGTATCTAACAATTGGTTTTTTACCACGAGTGAACTGTTTCAATGTCGCATTCTTGGTAGCAAGTAGTGTATCTCGCAAGTCAAGATTCTGTTCGAATTTCGCAACTAATGCATTGCGTCTCGTCGTTACACTACGTTCTGTAAAATAATCGCTATCCGGTTTTACATTTGGCGGTTTCAATTCGTGCTTGCCTTTACCACCAACGATTTTGGCTAAAGCCGGGTTTTTCGATATAGGACTATCGCTATCCAGTGAGAATAGTATGGAAAAATCCGGGTATGTTTTCGAGTATTTGCTACCCTCGATGCCGTTATCCACAGATATCCACCGCCGCCTATCCATTGTGAATGGAGCAATCCATGCATCATCTAGTTTATTACGCCATTCTGGAATCTCGGACAGTGTAATATACTGAAATATCTGGTCATTGGGAATGTTCTCCCCACACCCGAAACCTGGCATAGTTTTGTCTTGAGAACTAGAATTGAAATTAAACACAACATCGCGGTCATATTCGACCCCATAGTCTCTGTCGTCTTCGGCTTCGACCTCATCTAAAGGTATTCCCATACGCGATTTCAGGTTTCGGAAATCCTGTATGTAGTTATAATTACCGGCATTCATCTCCATACATTTATTGATTATCATCATCTTAACATCATACGGAATTTCCCTATACATAAGAAGTTTCTTATCTTTATATGAAACTATGTTATACCTATATCGCGCAAGTGATACAATAATGTAGAAATTCGGTGCAAATGTGCGTTCATCATCCTTACCGCAATCCAACACACTATCATACGCTTGGTCCTTGTATGCATCTTCGGAAAGGATGATAAACTTCATGTGTAATGCGTGTTCTAGAGCGGTTATTGACCATTTTTCTGCGCAATATTTGTGAGACCGAACAAAATCCTTATACTTATCGACATTGGTGATGCCTTGCATTTCATTAAAATTTGGGCTCAAATTGCGCTTTACAAAATTAGCATAATCACGAGATTGCTTGGATAGGTCAGCAATTGTTTGTTTCGTCTTTTTCGCTTCTTCAATGATTCGGCGTTTCTCGTCGACATTAATATCAACAGTTTTGATACGTTTTTTTAGTAGGTTCAATGTTCTCCGGGAAGCCTCAATTGTCTTCTCTGTTTCATTTTGGATATTGTCATACTCAATGCGTAGTTGACATTCGTTTTGAAAAATCTCTTCGGTTACCTCTTCTGCCAATAGTTCTCTCAATTGGTCTACGGTTATCTTTTCGCCAATTTCGGAGAAGGCCTTCACGACTACATCGAACAAGCAGTTATTCGTATCGTGAATTTTATAATTCTTGTTTTTCATAAGCTTGACAATCCAATCGTCGCTAGGTGCAAGGTTGTATGACTTACGAGTTATACTAGCGTCCTCCTTCGTTTCTTCCGGAAGAGTAGGCACTTGCTTTTTATGTATATCGGCGGAGAATATCGATTTTTTGGAAACAGTCTTCTGTTTTGATTTAGTCTTCACACGGAATAAACTATCTTCGGAATCAGAGCTGAGGTTCTCTTCCTCTTCTTCTTCTTTTTCCTCATATTCTTCTTCTGGTGCTTCTACTTCCTGCATGTTTTGTTTCGATTTATCGAGTGATTCTAAATATTCCTTATTTACAAAGCTATATAGCAAAATCATGCTAACATCCGGAATTAGCTCACCATCCTCATAAATGTCGAGCACCTTATCCTTTTTAATTTCGAGAACACCAATTTGACTGGCTATATTCTGTTTGTTTAAAAAATACACAGGATAATATAAAATGCCTCGAGATTCGTATTTGTGCTTGATTTGGCCGAATATAATGGGTATAGGGTTCTCTTTGTCAATATCAGTAAATAGGATGTCATACTGAAATGATTCAAACTTTTCATCGTCTGGTTCAATTTCGGTTGTTTCATTATACCACACTCTTTCTTTTCCTTCTATTTCTATTCTCGACTGTATTTTTTTAATCGATTTAGTTG